CAGCAACACCCGTTGCTGGCGCGTGTGATGGTGCGCTCGTTCGTGAGCTGTCTAGTCGTTATGGCAGTGGTGTTCATGTATTATGACATCCCGGATGGCCAGCGACAGGAACCGTGCATCGGCGGTACTCTGTTCAGTGACTCATACTGCGTAGGAGCAGCTGTCACCCACTATGTGGGGTTGACGGAGCCCGTTATCATCGGGTCCGATTTGACACGCTTAACGCAGTTGCGTCCGGCCGTGGCGGTGCTTATGTACTGCCTCGTCGCTCTCCAGCTGTTCTATTTCTGGCCGCTCATTGATGCCGCGTTAACGCGGCTTTCGACCATCGCCATCGCCCCGCGTCGTGCACTGCGGGGCGTGGTGGTGACAGGGACCCTGACAGCGTGCGTCTTCGTGGCGTACGACCGTTGGGACGCCGGGGTTGCCGTTGCCATTCGAGTGGCGGCGGCGGTTTCGGCACACATTGCGTCCGTCTATGCGATGCTTATGTCCGTCACGTGGGACTTTGCTCGCATCGGTGCGGCACTGGGATTACCAGTGGGCGTGACGCTTGTTTTAGCCAGTCTGGCCGTTTCGATGGTCGTGGTGATGCTAGTTTCGGTGCTGCGGTTTTCGGCCGCAAATGTCCTGTACAACATCGGTATAGGCCACCGTTTCGTGCACCTGGCTACGTATTTGGAGGTGTGTTTGTGCTATTGCGGCTACTATGGGTATGTCGTTTGCGCCGATGCTGCCATTGTTCTGGGACGCAAGGGTCAGTGGCCAATTCTTGGCACATGGGCCCTGCTGCTGCCGCTGTATGTGTGGTGGCCCGGACTTGGCGCGTTGATCCACTTCCTTTTTGACGGCGCGTTCTTCTTCGCCGTTGCGGTCGCGCCGACCGACCCGAGGTACACTTGGGGCATGTTGACATCCGACTTCGAGATCTACTCGCGGATGAATGCCAAGTACCCGGGCGCGGGGCCCGTGTTGCAGTTGGCCATGCAGTTGTTGTTCGGCACCGCGGACGTTGTCTGTTCGGTGTTGGCCGGCATCCGCTACGGCTTGCTGCGCCCAGTGGTCACCGCGGTGCGCATGACGTGTGTCATGTGTGCTGACGTCTGGCAGCGACTTGTGCACCTGTGGCGGGGGTTACCACCTCCAGCCCTGCGCGCGTATGTAATCAACAATTTGTTGCATGCGATCTGGCCCAAAGGGCCCGTGCTGGTGCATTATGCGTGGACGGTCTTTGAGGTCGTCCTGGCCACCGGTGCCACCACCTATTGGGTGTTTGTTGGCATGGTGGTCCTTGAAACCGTGGCGCGTAAGCGCCGCGGACTCCACTTGGTTGTCGTCGGTGCATTCTTGTATTTATACTGGTTCTTCGCACCGGCGGCCGTGGCCGTCCACATCATTGCGGACGTCTACGCCCTGGCAGACCCACCGCCAGTGGAACCGAGGGTGGTGTGGCATGCGCGCGGCGAGCCGATCCCAACGCTGCGTGCAGGGGACTTGTTGTTTGTTCAGGCAGACCGCATTATCCCGCCCGCCACCACGCATGACCGCAAGCTTAGTAAGAAGCATGCGTGTCATCAAGAACTGAGGACCAGGCTGGAAGCGAGCAATCAGCTGCTTGAGGACTACCCGGACTATGATCGTGATGAGAGTTGCAAAGATGCGCGTACGACTGCGCGTCGCAACGACCGACACTTGATCAGTGGTTCGATCGTCCACGGCATTTTCATGGCCGATGCCCAGCCCCTTGTCGTGTATCCCGATTTCAATTCGGAGTTAGTTGCCGTCATGCAACGACAGCTAGTAGCACGACCTGAGAGGTATGATCCGAAGTTCGCACAATGGCTCGTCGAGCGCTGCCCGCCTATCATTATGTACGACGGGTCGGTGTTTGATGAGGAGGCCGAGTTTGAACGTTGGCTCTTGACGAAGCCGACGGCTGACCGTCAAAAATTCCGCGACGCCCGCGAGCAGCATTCTGCCGCCGACGTTGCTGCCTATCTGGCACACATTGCCAAAGCGTTCAACAAAGTGGAAGCGCTGGCTGGTGTGGGTGATGACTGGGAACACAAGCTCGCAACAGGACAAGTACACCCTCGCCTGATTCTTGGCGAACACGATGCTGCAGCGGTCCATGAAGGACCGGCCATCAAGTGGGTTACCGACCGCACGACCGCCAAGTATGACGGTAAACGTGTGGACCCGGTGACGGGTGCTCGATACTTGTTCGCCTACCGATCCTGTGCGGTGGAAGTCGCTGCGGTTGTGCTGACCCTTGTTGGTTGGCTGTTTGCGCTCGGTGACCATTCACGTCTGGACGGCCATGTGACACGTGAGTACCAGCTGATGCTCCTACGCACTATGGAGGTGTATGGGGTGTCGCAGGGCGCGCTCTGGGTTAGCCGGGCGCTGTCTGAATGGTACAAGTTCAAAACGCCGCATGGTGTCAAAGCTGTCGCTTGTTGGCGACAGCGGTCTGGCAAGTATGACACCACGCGAGGCAACTCGGGCATATGCATCGAGCTGCTGCGCGCCGTCGCCTGGTACTGGCGATGGTGTGGCGGCCCCCTGTGGGTTCTAGATGCGGTCGCCAAAGGAGACGACCACATCCTCATCAGCACGCTGCCGTGGACGGTGGGTTGCTGCCTCCAGCGCTGTGATTTCCCGGAGTTGCTCCTCACGACTCCCGCCCGCTTTTTAGCAACTATCATGGCC